TTTATGGCATTAGACGCTTGCTCAAATGTTTTGTAGTCTAAGTTTGCAGTTTCACCATTTTCGTTAGCTGTATTTATTGTTTCTCTAAGCTCTTGCTCCATAGCATTTCTTAAAGGATTACCTATAGGTAGTTTGCTAATTTCTATAACAAGGTTGTTACTAGCATTTTTATGTAATGTAGAATTGTAATCTCTACCTCTATCAAATGCTAAGTTCTTGCCAACTTGCATTTTATTACCTTGATGCAGAATCATGTCTGTTCTTATAGATTTAATCTGATTAGGCGTAAGACCTTTTCTTGCGTAATTCTTTTCAAATTTTAAGTTAAAATCTTTTAATTTAGTTTCAGCTTCAGCGGTACTTGTAGAATCATCATTTCTTATAAAATCATTAACTTCATTATTGTACTGTGCTTTAATTTCATTAAACGCAGCTTTAGTATTCTCAGCTTTTTCTTTCATGCCAAACTGATAAGCTACATCACCCACTTTTTGAAATGCAGCAGATGTTGCTAAAGCAGAACTAACAAACGACTGGTCTGCTTGTAAGCCTATCTGTGTTGTAGGTGCTTTTACTCTTTGTCCTAGTTGGTCATATGTAGGTATCTTTGGCATATTTTATCCCATCAAAGTTGCAGCTTTAGAGCCACTTTCTATTAAATTTGCATAAGCCTGTGTTTTTATTGCAGATGATCTGGTCTTACCAACAGCTCTTGACATAGCTGCCTGTGCTGTTTTTGTTTGCTCTTGTATACTACTAGCATACCTAATTGCTATAGCGTCTTCTTCTGTCTTCATAAAAGTATCTCTCAATGCAAGTAGATTGCTACCTGTACCTACAACAACTCCTGATTTAGCAGCAGCAACTCTTTGTGCTGAAACTAACTTTTCTGAACCCTCTCTTAGTCTTTCTTGTTCATCTCTTGCCTGTCGTTGTAATAAAATTCTTTCATTTTCTCTTATCTTAGCATTGTACTCAGCAGTCAACTTAGCGTTTTTAGCTGCTGCTTGACTTGCTTTAAATCCCATAATTGCAGTAATACCAGTAGAAGCTGCTGCTGTACCACCACCTCCACCACCACCACCAGAGGTTGACGCTTGTGCATCATTTGCATACATACTATTTGCCATTACGCCACCCTCGCAAAACGATAATAGTCCGAACCATCAGGACCATACTTCTTCATTAAACCTTCGTTCTCAAACCCTAGCCACTCTACATATCTTATAGCTTGCTGGTCATTTGTATGCACACTTGCCTGTATACGTTTTAAACCTGCATCATCCTGCACATGATCTAACAATAAACTAGAGTATTTTGCAGCTGCAAATGGTTTCTTGTAAGCTATGCTTGACATAACAAACCAGGCTTCACCTACGTTTTCCCACAATCCATATACACCACCAATCATAAATACCTTACTTCCTTGCAATGCTGTGTATGCACTAATGCAACTTTCTTTCATCATAGCTGCTTTTGAGCTTTCTGGAAAATGAAAATTAGTCTCTATCATTTCCAAGTCTTCTTTTTCAAACTTTTTAATACTAAGCATCAAATGTATTAGACCTTCTCATAATAGCTAATATTGTCATTGGCAATGGTTGTGTTTGCCTTATAACAATCTTTGCATCATTGTCATACCCTGACGGAAAGGATATTTCCTTATCTCCATTAAACAAAGGCACAGCTTGGTTCATGTTCATACTACTGTCTCTGAACGGCAATCTGTCTAAGTTATTTGTATCAGGACCTAACTCTGCACCAACTGTCTGAAAGAACCTAGCTGTAACACCATGTATTCTTTTTATCTTGCCTTGTGCAATGCCATCTTCTGCACCTGCTTCCATACGCAATGTTTCTAATGATGATGTATAACCATATCCAACATGAACCTTAGTTGAGCTTCTATCTAATGTAATTGCACCACCACTGACTGTTTTATCAGCGTGTGCAGCACCATTTGCTAAAATAGTTACTGTTACACCCTCAAGGTGATTTAAACCTGTAATAGACGTTGTAGCACTGCCACTATATGTTAAGCCACTATCTACAAAAAAAGCATCTGTTACATCATCATTAAAATATAATGACTTTAGAAAAACAATATGCCTTACAGTAGTGCTGTTAATAGTTCTTTTTACGCTTAGGTAAACTTGGTCTTCTGCACCACTAGGTATAGCTGTAATACTTTCTACTACACCACTACCACCTAAACTGTGTTCATGCCAACCTACTGTTGCGTTTGCTCTGTCATAAGTTAATCCAATTAGTCTGCCGTCACTGTGAACAAACCATAATAATAACTCAGGCTCCTGTTGCCAAACCATGTCAGTCAAACCACCTCTAGCTAAATGGTCAGCTAACACAGTTAAATCAACACCTAACAATCCATCTGTATCTAAGTCAAAGGTTATCTCTTTTACTTTTTCAGCACCTTTTTGTATAAGTATCGTACTGTTACCTGCTCTTAATGGCTTTACATTACCTGTGCCAAATGTAGTTTCTCTTAATACGTTTACATTAGTAGGTGTAACTGGCTCTGACCCTGCACCACCTGATAACGTAAACTCAGCACTGGTAGTCAATAACTGTAAGAATCTAGCTGGTAATAAATGTCTTATGACGTTAACTTGGTCTGATGCTATCGTTACATTAATTGCTGCATCATCTGCTGTGCCTGGTGTATGGTTCTCAAAATCAGCAGAAACACTACCAAATATAGTTTGTGGCTGACTTGTTGTACTGGCAAAATACAATCGTTCTTCGTAAAAACCTATAGCTCTAGGAAATCCAGTAGTTGTACTAAAGCTGCCTAACGACCATTTTGCAGTAGCATTACTAGAGCCTACTACCTGTGCTGGTAAAACAGAGATACCACCATCATCTTCTTTAACTGTAGCTGTCACTGTTGTAGCGTTTGTATATCCAGTAATCTTTACATAACCAGTATCATCATGCCTATATTGCCAATTAAGACTGCCATATGTTTCTGTACCAGATGTGTGTACTGGTGGTGTGTTACCTGATGTTTGTGTGTTACCAGTCGTATGCTTATAAACATGACCATTAAATCTTACAAAAGCATTATTAGCATAGCTTGTACTTGCTGCCCATTCATCATAAGTTATCTCTAATACTTCACGAAACCTAATTAACCTACCAACATCTGTACTTGCAAATAAGTCAGCACTAGCTGTAATTGTAACAGAACCATTATCTGCTGACGCATATAAAGTTGTTGCAGTAATATTTTCATCTAAATAAGGACCATCAACAAAATCAATATCTGTTAATGACCATGCTGTATGACTTGTCCTTGTTAACTTTGCTGGTTCATGGCTATTATGTGATAAAAACAAAACATCTGCTGACTGTGCAAAGTTAATCGTAGATAACTGTGATGTAGTATAAGGCGTGGTTATTTCTATTATTTTACCAGCAGTACCTGCACTGCCATATGTTGTAAACGCAGAACTGTTAATACCACTTAGCTGAAATGTATTAGTTGTGACACCTGCAACTGTAAACTCTCTGTTGTTCACCTCTGTCATACCCACAACGCCAGAAATAAAAACTCTATCTCCATTACTCATTCCATGTGAATTAGATGTTACAACTGCTGGATTTGCTTTAGTTATAGCACTGATTGCTGTGGTTGCTGCTGTGACTAAGCCACCATCTTTATATATTCTAACGTAGAGATTACCAAACTCTAAAACATAGGCTTGCGTATCACTAAACTCAAAGTTAATTAATCTAACCTGACCACCATCTTTTGTGGTTCCTGCGTAATATGTACCAGGTCTTCTTGTCACTCCACCTTGAGGGAAGACAATCATATTGTTTAAATCTTTTACGGCTTCATTATATTTCTGTAAGTCTATTCTGCCTTCAAGCCTAGGTGATATTTCACCTGCTCTGAAATTGGTGATAATAGACGATACTCTAGCCATATTAGAACCTTGCGTTAGTGTAAGTATCTGCCTGTAATTGCTCTGGATAACCCTCTAGTGCATCCATACTTCTAGCTTCACTTAGCCTTGCTTGATATAAAGAATACATAGATTGAGCTAAAGCATTACTACCAGTAATTGCATAAGCTGTTTCTGATGCGAGTCTGTGTGCAATCGTACTGCTTAACAAAGGGTCAAACTGCTCTGTGTCTGTTACTCTGCCTATATAAATAATAGAACAAGTACCTTCATTAGATAAAACTTTTCTACCCTCTATCTTAAACATTACATTACTATCATACGCAGCAACATCATTGTTTACATTAGAGTTCCAAAAAGAAATAACCCTCAAACAATAAGGATCTGTAGGTAAAGTAAATTGACTGGAAAATCCAAACGCAGGTGCATCAGTATCTTTAGCTAATGATGATCTTGATATAGCTACATTCCAAGTATGTGCCCTCAGAACTGCATCTCTTACTGTTTCAAATCTTCTATTACAAAGTCGTGCTTCTTTAGAGTTTTCAGTTAATGCAGTAATTGTTGCTGCACCAAGTAAATCCATAGCTTCGTTACAAATATCTACAACTGACGGCATTTTAAACTCCTAATAATAAGGAGCAGCTTTCACTGCTCCCTATAATAATTTAGTTTACAACATAGTTGATGATAAAAGCCATATCACCAGCAGTACCACCAGCAGCTGACATTGTCGCTGCAATATAATAATACCCACCTGGATCAGAACTATCACCAGCTAATTGATATAACTGCTGCCCTGTTGTGTTTAGGTTAGCTGCTTCATAGCGAACTTCTGCTATTGCTGCACCATCTGCTACAGCTGTTGCAAAAACGTCTGCATCTTTTACAACACCTGCTGATGTGTAGATACCAACATTAAACGCACAACTGCTACCTAAAGAGTCTGAGCCAATTTGCACTGACATTATAGACGCATTAGACGGAATTGGAGCAAGCATAACAATGTCACCTGATGCTGAGTCACCTGTACCCAACTCAATGTTACCTGATGCTACTCTTACAACACCATGTAAGTTATGAGCAGCGTTAGCAACTGTAGGACTAGCCTCGAAGTTAGCTACGAGATCTGAGTTTTTAGTAGTCATAATCTATCTCCCTTACGCTGATTCATCACAATCGATTTGCACAATCTTAGATTCTTCCATGCGTGTAGCTCCAACACTCATGCAATAATAAACTTGAGTAGCATAACCTTTGTCTGCTCTCTCGTCTATTCTTGCTGATACGTCTTTGCCTATGCCTAGAGCAATCCCATCCTCTGCCCATGCGAAACATGAACGGATGTTTGATGCAAGCGATAGTCTGTTTGTTACAATAAACTTGAAACCCATGAATGTATCTACATCACCCTGAACAAGAGCCTTAACTGTATTAAAGTCAGAACTTGTTACTGATGTTGTATTTAATAGAGCTTCAATCTGATTAGGACCAACTGCAATATATCTTGGTATTGATGGGTCAACGTCAGCTAAATCTAAAATCTTTTTAGCTTGAATTAACTTAGCAACAGACATATCTGCACTACCATTTGCAATCTGATTGTCAGATGAAAAAGCAGTAGATGTTGAACCTGTTTCGCCTGTAAAAGCTGTTCCAAGTGCAGCAGAAATGATAACGTCATCCATTGCTCTACCCATTGCAGCAGCAGCAGCCATTGCATAAGAAGATGTTGGATCAATTAACATTCTGACTTTATCTTGGTCATCAATTAAATCGGCGTATTCATAGTCAGCTAAACTCACCCTACGTCTTGCATGAGGTGTGTCTATCTGTGGAGTGTCGGCATGACGAGTTGTACGCAACTGTGCAGTAGCAACGCCTACCTGGTCGAAAAAAGCATTTTTCCCTGTGATATTCTCCACACGAACTGTGTCTCGTAGACGGCTTCCCATCTGTTGAGACAGCATCTGTACGTTAGCAGAATACTGTTGGACAAATGCTGTAGTTACTGATGTTGACATTTAAGTCTCCTTAGTAAAAGTTACATTTGATTTATTTACAGTGTGCTACCCTTTACGGACACTCCTAGAATTTTTAGCCGACTTTAGGCTATCGTCTATCCGATTGTCTTGAGGACT